GAGGAATCAACCGTTGCCGAGGTGGTAGCGGATTCAATCCGAACAAAGGAAACCAACATGTCTGAAAACATGGAATTGGACGTCCGTGCTGTTCAAGACGAAGTGGCTGAAATCCGCAGAGAACTTGAATTGGTAAAGACTCCAGCAATCAGCGTTTCAACCGAGGGCAAATTCCGCTCTCAGGGTGAATACGCGAAGGCACTAGTCTCAGGCGACAGCGATGCTGTTGAACTGTTCCGTGCAGCTACATCAGCAGACGTTGCTCTACGTCCTGCATTCGTAGGCTTCGTAAACAGCCTAATCAACTCAGGTCGTCCAACTCTTGCTGCATTCAGCACTAGTGCTCTACCTGCAACCGGTCTAAGCGTGGAATACGCAAAGATCAACACCAACACCATTGCTGTCGGCAAGCAGGCTACTGAGAACACCGCACTATCTACTGGTGACATTGCTCTAAGCACTGTTTCAGTTTCTGTCGGGACCTATGGAGGCTACGTAAAATTGTCCAAGCAAGCGGTGGAAAGATCCACCGTAAACTATCTGGACGTGGCCTTCCAGGCAATGTCTTTGGCTTATGCCAAGAAGATGAACACTGAGTTCGTTGCTGTTCTTGCAGCTCTAACTTGGACTGGTAAGACCTATGACATCTCAGCTCTAACTGCAACTGCAGTTGCTGGTGGTATCGCTGACGGTGCTGCTTACATCTACACAAACACAGGTCTATCACCTGAGTTCATTGTTGCTGGTGTAACTGCTTACAAGCGTCTAGTTGGTATCGTGGACACTACTGGACGTCCAGTAGTTCTACAGGATGGTGCTGGAGTTAACAACATTGGTGGAGCGGACATTCCTGGGCTTCGTGGCTCAGTGTTCGGCTTGCCAATCATCGTGGACCCTGCTCTTGAGACCAAGACTGCTTACCTAGCGAACTCTCTAGCATTGACTACTTACGAGTCAGCTGGTGCACCTGTTCGTCTATCAACTGCAGATGTAACAACTCTTAGCGACTTCTACTCTGTTTACGGTTATGCAGCTTTTGCTGTTCCGTTCGAGAGTGCAATCGTCAAGTTGAACACTGGAGCCTAATAACTCATGGCAGTAACGGTGGAGCAGTTTAGATCGTATGTCGGGACTAAAGAGGTCTCAACATTCGTGGACTCATGTTTAGCATCTGCTAATCAGATGGTCGCCAAGTTCGTGGGTTCATCCCGTGTGCCAGGTGATGTTCTGGATTCAGCAGTGCTCTCATGTGCATCTGAACTGTTCCACCGTCGTTCCGCTCCAAATGGTGTCGCTCAGTTTGCTGACCTTGGGACTACTGTTCGCATTGCGAAAGACCCGATGAACGCAGCTAGAGAGATGCTCCTACCGTTTACAGGACCGGGACTGTGAGCAACGAGATAACCGCAACTAAAGCGGAATTAGCATTGGACTTGCAGAATGCAGGTCTTGAAGTTTTGGACTTCGTTCCAGAGCGTGTTATTCCGCCTATTGTGATCATGTCTCCTGGCTCACCGTATCTGGTTCCTGAAACTGTAGGTAGAGATTACCGACTAAGTTTGACCCTCACTATGGTTGCTATGACTGCAACTAATGAGGAGGCAACTGAGGCTCTTGATGCTTTGATTGCTCAGACTGTTACGGCTCTCGCTCCATTAGGTTACGTTGTGCTCAACCAAGTGAATCCGCCATTCCGTTTGGCAGCTAATAACGCTGAGTATCTTGCCAGTGATCTAAACCTTGATTTATCTTTAACTCTCTAACAAAGGAAAACTGATGCCTTCATCAACCAGAATCAAAGCAACAAACATCTCATTCAAAATCGGTGCAACCGAATACAACTGCGATGCCAACCTAGTCGAACTGACACTAAACGATGCTCCTGGGGGAGTTCAAGTTTTTTGCGATGTCAGACCGGACGGTGAGTGGAAGCTCCAGCTCGATGGAATTACTAGCGGTGACGCAGCTTCACTTTACAGAGTCCTATGGGCTAACTTCGGAACCGAAGGTTGCATTCACCATTGCTCCNCAGGGTAACGCTACAGCGTCAGCATCTCAGCCTCACTACACAGGAACAGTAATCTTTGATGAACTGCCTCCTCTGAGCCTGAACGCTGGTGACATTGTGAAGTTCTCTGTGACTCTGACTGTAAAGAATGCTGTTCACACTCCATCTGCAACTCCACCTGTTTACTACGGCGTTACTCTAAAGACCTCAGCTTAAACAGTATGGCTACAACCGAGTCACAAATAAAGATTCGGGGCTTGAACGAAGTCGTTGCTGGCCTTAGGGGGATGGGTGCGGATAAAGAACTCCGTGCTTTGAACCTTAGGGTCGGTAACATCGTTGTAAGAGAAGCTAAAGAGTTAGTTCCAACTCGGAGCGGTGCATTGCAGGGTTCCATCAAAGCGATCAACTCTGTCAAGGGTGTTATTGTCCGTGCTGGTCAAGACCCTGCTATCCCTTACGCTAACGTCCAGGAATGGGGTTGGTGGTATGACCGCAAGAACTTCATTTACAAGAAAATTGCTAAACAGCAATACATGACTAAAGCAGCTGGAAAAGTTCGTTCAAGAATCGGTCCGCTATACATGCAAGACCTTATTGCTATATACAATAAATACAGCAAGAAACCTTTTGCAGGTAACGTGAATCTTAACCGTGACCTATTCGATACAACTAACAGACAGGTATAACATGACCACCAATGAAGTAACCAAGTTCGANTTNGANAGCCTAACGCTTGACGAGGTNGAGCANATTGAGCTAATCGCTGGAACATCTATTGACCAACTTATGGACACTGGTGCACCTAAGGGCAAGGCTCTAAAAGCGATTATCTTTGTNATCAAGAAAAGACAAGATCCAAACTTTACTTTGGAGATGGCTGGCAAGATTCCTCTAAAGGATGCTCAGGATGCATTCTTAGGTGAGTCTGACCCAAAAGAATAATTGCCGATAAGTCGGCGGAAAGAATTGCATTCATGGTTGTGCATGCCAACGTATCACTCAGTGATGCTAGAGGTATGACTCTTAGAGAGTATTCAGCAATCAACGAGGCATTGAGAGACAAGGTTCGAGAATGAGTGTTCTAAAACTAGAAATTATTGCAGACCCGTCTCGTTTCCGAAAAGGCATGAATGCTGTTGTCAAAGACCTTGGCAAGTTGCAGAGAACCTCTAAATCTGTTGGTGATGGACTAAACAAAGCTCTTGGTGTTGCAGGTCTGACTGTTGGTATTGGTGCTTTGACTAGGGTTCTAAAGGATTCAACTAAAGCTGCATCTGAGGATGTAAAGAGCCAGGCACTTCTCTCTAATGCACTTAAGAACACTGTTGGAGCAACTGACGACACCATCAAGTCCGCTGAAAACTACATCCGTAAAACACAGCTCTCAGCTGCGGTGCTCGACACAGAACTTCGTCCTGCTTTATCTCAGGCAGTTCGAGCAACTGGATCACTTGGTCAGGGTCAGGAACTTCTAAACACCGCTCTCGACATTAGTGCTGGCACAGGTAAGAATCTATCCACCGTTACAGGTGCATTGAGCAAGGCATTCAACGGCAACACCACAAGCCTAAAGAAACTCATTCCTGGTCTCGATGTCACTGGTGACTACATGGCAAGCCTAGAGGAAACTTTTGGTGGTGCAGCTGAGGTTGCAGCTAACAATGACCCTTACAAGAAAATCAGCATCATCTTTGGTGAGTTACAGGAAACCATCGGAATGACTTTGTTGCCAGCGTTGCAACAGTTCTCTGAATACTTGTCCAGTCCTGAGGGTCAATCTAACTTGCAGACTATCGCTAACCTGTTNGGCTTTATCGGNAACCTAGTTGCTAATGTCAGCTCATTCCTAATCAAAAACATCAACCTAATTCTGTCTCTANTGTCAGCGTTGATNGCAGTCAAGTTTGGTTGGATGGCTGTAACTGGAGCAGTCAAGGCTTATGAGATTGCAACCAGAATTGCAGCTATTCAAACTAAGGCTCTAAAGACTGCCATCATCTCGACTGGTATTGGTGCTCTTGTTGTTGCTGTTGGAACTTTAGCTGCACTGTGGCTGACCGCATCTGAGAACGTGGACACTTATGGTGAAGCTGTAGATGATCTAGGAACTAATGACATCACTACGTTCTATAACGGTAACCGTTTGTTGGAGGGTCAAGTCCCTGCTGTTGGATGGGAAAACTTTACGACTTTTGCTGACGCTTTGAGAGACCCTCGACTAACTGAGTCAATGAAAACTGCTCTAAAAGAGAACCTAAACAA